CTCTTTCCACCTTCATGATGGAGCAAGGCATACCCTTTGAGGATTGTGTCATGCGTCCTGAGTCTACTACTATCTTTAGCTTCCCTAAGAAAGCACCACACAATGCACTACTGCGTGAGGACTTGACTGCAGTCCAACATCTGGACTTATGGATGATGTATCAGCAACATTGGTGTGAACACAAACCTTCAGTGACTATCTCAGTCAATGAGGACGAGTGGGTTGAGGTTGGTGCGTGGGTGTGGAAGAACTTCGATGATGTATCTGGTGTCAGCTTCTTACCCTACGATGGAGGTACTTATAAACAGGCTCCATACGAGGAATGCAGTGAGGAAGAGTATAAAGAATTGTTGCATAAGATGCCTCAAGAGATTGATTGGGACAGTCTCATCGAAGTGGATGATAATGTCGAAGGTGCTCAGCAGTTGGCTTGCTCTGCTGGAGTCTGTGAAATTTAACGATGCCTGATCCTATCTTACTAGCGTCCTTGTTTGAGTTTCTAGCTCTAATCTCTTGCTACCCACAAGATGCTGAGTTCAAGCAAGGCGTTAGTAATTATTTCCAAGAAGGTACTATAACACTAACACCTGTTGCAATGACTAAAGATTATGTTATAGTTCATGAGTTGTTTCATTATTGTCAGTGGGATAGGGATGGTAATGCAAAGAACTGGAGTGAGTGGCGGTTAAGAGAAAGAGATGCAAAAACAGTTGAGTACATTTATTTAAACAAATAGGAGAAACTTATGGGACTAATAGAAATATTAGGACTACTATTCATGACGTACATGACACTGGTTCTAGTAGCTGTAGTAATAGGAGTAATAATAGAGAAATGGAGATAGGCTTGGCAGAATATATCTAATCTTTTCTATTATTAATTAGCTCAAATAGGGTGCGAACTTTATCTTCTAACACAGATATCCTCGCCCCTATTTCTGCTTTCCAAGTGATAGCCATGAACACTACCAGCAATAGTCCTGAGATAATCTCCCAGAAGTTGATGATGAAGTTCTCCATCTAGTTACTTTTTTCTTCTCTGGCTATTTATGTACTCTCTCGGTGAGTAGTCATCCTTCTTAAATAAGTCACGATTTCTTTTGTTGTCACCTATGAACATAAATTTATCCTCCTCCCCAATACGTGGTGGATCATTTCGATGATACATAACTCTCTTACCAGACTCCATTGGATCAGAAGCACGAGGGTTAGGTTTAAATGTAAATCCTTTATCTGCTTTCTTTGCAGCTGCATCTATTCTATCTTGAATAGCTTTAGGTGGTTCCTTGCTACCAAACAAGTCATTCATCCACACCCTGACCCTGTCCATTACTCCTTTGTCTCCATCCTTGCCTACATTAGCTTGTAGTCTACCCATCATCTCAACATACGAGTTGTTATTCCAGAGTTCCTCATAAGCTGCTTGCTTAAGAGAGCTGAGGTTGCCATCTTTAGGGTTAGCCATTCTTGCTTCAACATAGGTGGAATACTTTTCATTCCATCCGTCATTAATGTCTCCACGATAGTGAGCATCTATAAGTGCTTTCTGTTCTTTTAAATCTACATCCTTAAACACACGAACCTTGTTTCTAACTTCCTTTATCTTAGCGTTCATGGCTTCAGGTGGTGTCATCTCAGCATATTTACCTGTCTGGCCTACACCTGCTGTAGCAACACCTACTGTGTCCTTATACCATCCTGGTCTATAGCCTTCTTTCCTTACCAAGAACTTCTGAAGCTCATTCAGTTTGATTCCGTAGGCATCCTCTACTTCCTTAATAGCATCTTCACCGTAGTGATGAGGTACGTTTTTATTAAAGGTAGTTGGTGGTGTGTTAGACCATATGTTACCAGTAACCTGTGCTTGACTCGTTTCGATTACGTCTGCAGCACCTGCTTCAGTAATTAAAGATAACGAAGGTATTTCTTTATCTCTATAAGAATCAATCTCTCTTGCTAACTCACTTAAAGTAGCAGAGTCTGCGCCAAGTTCAGATAGTCTTTGATAGTCTTCTTCAAGCGTCTCGATTATCTCTGATGTAGTAGGAGCATCGCCTACCTTCACAATAGATGGCTTTAGTTCAATAGTGTTTACATTCTCTGTTTGGGTAGACATCTCGCCACCACCGTAGGCTAGCACAGCAGCTCTACGCTCTTCTTCTTGCATACGTCTTAGCTCACTGACCTGTGTATCAGGAGTCATTAAACCTTGTCCGTTATAAGGCATATCCATGCTACCAGAGTCCATCACTGCTTTTCTCCTAACCGCTTCTTCTCTTTCTCTTTGGGCTATTGCAACACCTTCTTCATTCCTATTGTATTCGTTCTCTTGTCTTTCTACAGGGATGTTATTCTGTAATAATGCTTCTCGTCTCCTTCTGTCCTCAGCTATCTTAGCATCATACATAGCCTCCTCTGTAGAAGTGCCTAAGCCTCTGTCTTTAGGTCTTCTTAAATTCTCTTCTCTTCTTAAATTCTCTTCTACTTGTAATTGATTTAATCTCCAGTCAGAACGAGCTTCAGGGATTGCACCAGCGAGTACCTCATCCGGTGTCATTAGACCTGCTGGCTTTTTATAATCAAACACTTCACCCTGACCATACCCTCCACCACTGGTAAATGATTGGTTATTAGGAGTGTTGTAATTATTACTATATCCTACAGAAGGGTCTGCACCACTACCATAATAGTAAGCATACTCACTAGGAGTAGCTTGACCAGCTTGAGCTGCTCTGTTACTTGCTGTTTGATAATCAATCTTGGCTCTGTTCTCTGCTGCTGTTCCAGAACCTACACCAATACCTTTTAATCTATTAACAAGATTACCTAATAAGTCATCGAATGCGTTAGCCATTATTGTTCTTCCTCTGCCATTTCTGTTATTCTCTGAGCTGCTGTTATCTGACTAAAGGTTCCTGACGGAACTACCTGCGCTGCTTTTCTAGCGACACGGCTTGCCTGTCCTGCTAACTGTGCTGTCTCTCCAACAACTCTAGGAGAAGCTAATGCCAAAGCTGGTATAGCACCAGGAGTAAGCAACCCTCCAAGACCTCCAGTAGCTGCACCATAACCAACAGCACCACCACCTAATATTCTTCCTAGCATTCCTTTAGGAGTTAGTGATGCCATGTCTTGACCTGCTATCTTGTTTATAAATTTATTACCACCGATGCTTTCTAGTTCTTCAGCAAGCGTAACTCTCCTACCATAGTTAGTCTGAACATTATCTCTCATGATAGACAGTAACTTTCTCAGTGCTGTGTCTGGGTTTGTTTTCCCTCCTGACTCAACACTAAGAGTCTTCTTCAGTTCCTTCATCTGCTCAGCAGCTTTGCCATAACTCTCCATGACTTTTGAGTAATCAGGTGCAACATCCTCAATAGCTTTAACTACTGACTTCCTTACTTCTTCAGCAAACACCTTTCCACCGTTAGTGCTGGATGCGTCCCCTATTTCCTTAATTGCTTGTTTAAGCTGGTCCATCTGCATTACTGTGTTGTATCCCATTTCTTTAGATTGTTTTACTTTGTCTAACAAGGCGTTGATAGTGTCCATCGAACCATCTGATAATTTATTAGCCTCTCTTGTTATCTTAGATAAAACATAATCTATTCTGTTATACATCACCTTTGAGCCAGAAGCAGAAACCTCTTTCATTCCTGCATTGTAATCAGCGTTCTTCTTTTGTCTTAACTTCTCAAGGTTAGCAAGAGCATCATCAAGTATTAACTGTGGGTCTGCACCTTTCATGTTGTCTCTAAATTGTTTCAAGGCTGATCCGCCCTCTACTCCAGACTCATATGCCTTTTCAATAGATTTTCTACCTACTCCAGATGTGAAGGAAGCTACCGCAGGTGCTACTACTCCTACAGTCTTTGTTACTGCCTTCCCAATAACAGGTGCAACAAGAGCTACAGGGTCTAACTTAGTTGCTACATTTGACACGCCTTTTGCTACATTGGCTGTTCTACTACCAGCAACGGCAGTCTTAGCAACAGCACTCGCTCCTCCTGTAACAAGAACAGATACATCTGCCAGTACACTTGCTGGGTCTGTGGCTAACGCCTTTTTAAAACCATCAGCAGTACCATACTTCTCAGCCATTCCATCGACAACAGAATCAAACATCTGCTCAGAGTCCGGTCTACCATCCATATCAACACCGAGATTACGCAGACCTTTTCTAAGACCTCCACCTATAACCTGGCTCAATGATGTTACAGTATCTATTGGGCTGGTCACTGCTTGGAACAAGTCACCAATTAACCTTGCCGATGAGGGTACTAAGTTACGTCCTGCCTGAGACAAAACCTGGTCGGCTCTCATCTCACCGTAGTCAACTTCAGGTTCAGCCTGAGCTGTCTCATCTGGCTCTGGTTGTTGTCCTTGTTGTTCTTGATACAACCTAGCAGCAGCTTGTTTTATTTCTTCAGGTTTAGCATCCGCTGGTCCTTCAAATGTTATGACTTTCCCACTGCTGTGTCTTACTGAATATTTAGCCATTTGTTGTTTCCCTGTTATTCGATGCTAATGATTTCAAACTCTTCAGCACTAGTAGACTCACCTTCAAAACTACTACCTACTAAATACTCGTCAAACCCTACGGTATTCCATCCTTGCTTTTTATAATTAGCTGTGGATTTTTGGTATGCTTTTCTAGCAGCTTCCGCTTGTCTTTTTAGATTTCTTTTAATAGTTTCTCCATCCATGCCAGGAGTAACCATAGCTTTTAAGAATTCCTCTTTTTCTGTCTGAGTCAATGCAGACCCAAATAATTTATTTCTTACCGCATTAACTTGCTTTTGGTATCTCATCCACCAATCACCAAGTCTTTTTTGCTCTTCAGTTGTGGGAAACTTTTTAGCTGCCATTACAGCCCAGTCACCAACAACATCAAAAGCATAACCACCAAAATTCTCTTCAAAAGTAGTAAACAAGTCTGTAGTTTCGTTTGCTTGGTTTCCTTTTTCTTCTAAATCTTCAAATATAGGTTTAGTAAGTTTATCTCCTTTACCTTCCTTTTCTGCGTCTTTTCTTATCTTATCTATATCTGCTTGCGTCTTCTCCATGCCAAGCACTTCTTTACTTCTATCAAACTTAGCCTGTTCAGCTGCCTGCTCAGCTTTCATTCTAGTTGCAACAGTAGCTTTAGCTTGATCCATCAACTGCATAGCCTCTCTAGGGTAGCCTGATTGTCCCAACTCTTGAGACATCTTAGCCAGTACATCAGGGTTACTCATGTCTTGACCTTGATACGTTTTAAGTATCTGCTTCATTACAGAGGCTCTTTCCATCTCAGGAGAAGGTGACTCACCAAACAATCTAAGACCTCTAAGTTTCTCACCTGTCTCAAGACCAGCCCTAGCCACTCCTGCGTACATACCTAGCTCTGAACCATAGTTAGGTAGCTTGGCTAAGTATTCTTGTCTTGCCCTGTTCTCTCGTTCCTGTCCTCTTTGATACTCTAGCTCTTCAGGAGTAGGACCAAATATATCTGCAATTGCCATAATTAATTATCCTTTAGTATGCTTTCTGTCCAAATTGAAACTTAGAAGGGTCTGACATACCCATTCCCATGTTTGAAGTCATAGGTGCTGGACCACCACCGAACCCACTAAAAAGACCACCTATCTTACCAATGCCTTTTTGAACAAGACCACCTACATCACCCATTAATTCTTTATTGTTAAGCAAACCAGTAGTGGCGTCATACTTGTTCTGTGCTTGTCCCATACTAACTTTAGCTTGGTTTAACGCTGAGTCCTGTAACGCATTAGCACCATACTGTTGTCCTGTCATGGCGGTAGCACCTGCGTCAAGGCCCATCTGGAATGGTTGTTTAGCTAAGTCTTCTAGTCCTGATTGCTGATTCAAGTAGTTCTGATACGGTGACAAAGCTCCTGTCATCGTGTTATAACCAGTACCCATCAACCCAGCAGCCTTACTTAGTTGTGATGTACCAAAGTTTATCTGTTGTTGTGCAGCGTCTTCAGCTCCTGCTGCTAACTGCAAGCCACGCCTGTTTCTACTTTCTTGTAGAGCCTTCAGCATTGGGTTACCACCAGCACCAACACTCAAACCAGTGGTTCCTCTACCAAAGCCCATAGCAAGTAATCTCTGCTCTTCCTCAATATCATAAGGACGTAATGCAGCCATCTGTTGTTGCATATAATTCTGTCTTGCTTGTTCTGGAGTATCAGCTAAATAATCCTGACCCAGGTTAAACAGACCTTGTGCAGGTGCGCTATACTGTTGAGCAAAAGGAACAGCTTGTTCAGCAGTGGTTAAACCTGTCTGCATCAAGTTACCAAATCTAGCTTGGTCTGCTTGAACAGCATCAGAGGCAGTGTACCCAGCAGACTTTAATTGCCCTGTGGTAGGATCAACCTCAAAGTTAGACTGTCCGTAGAGTGTCTTAACATCAACAGGTCTGAAGAATCCTTGCTGACCAGCCTGAGCCATACGAGCAGCGTACTGTTGGGCTGTTTCCCCGGCTTGTTGAGCAAGTTGCTTGCTTGCCCCATACTGACCTATAGCACTACCTGCCATCGACAGCATCTGGTTTCCTGTTGCCATCCCTGCTACCTGCATAGCTGGTCCTGCTACTTTTGCTATCTTAGAAAACAATCCCATTTCTCTACCCTCTTTAAATTAAACAGTACGTTGCCACATATAAACTACGATGTACGGTTGTAAGTTTGCGTTAGTTGCTGAAACACCTGCACTGGCTACTGTTGTTGCTGATGTTATAATTGCTGTTCCTGAGGCAGATGTTTTACTTTCTATTGCTCTTCCAGTCCCGATTGTTACAGAACTTCCTGCAGTAGCTGTGGCTACGTCAGGAACGACATGGGTGTGTCCTGCGTCTGTCGATGTGGTGGTTGCTGTATGGGTATGACTTACATTCACTGCGTCAGCAGTACCACCTGTTGCACCTGCAGTAAAGCCACCACCATCAGCTAACGGTATACGACCTGCTCCAAACGCTGTCCAAGTACCAAACCCTAAGAGTGTTGCAGGGTTTGTAGCTACTGTAGCATTCATGTAAATAGAACCTACAGGATATGCACCTGCTAAAGCTGCCTGGACAAAAGATGTTGTAGCAATCTGCGTGCTTGTTGTACCTCCAGCGGCGGTGGGTGCTGAAGGTGTCCCTGTGAATGTAGGAGCATTAAGATCAGCTTTAGATGAAATAGCATTTGAAATAGAAACATACTCTGCATCAAGCTCTGAGCCTTTAATAATCTTATTTACATCACCTGTAACTAATCCGTCTTTTAATGTAAAGTTTGTTGCTTTTGTATAGTTACTCATACTTGTCCTTAAATTGTTTTACCTGCTTTAACATAAATATCTATCTTTTGTATCGACAGTGGTGCAGCGTTTATGTCTGCTTCAAAGCCTAATTGAATAATAGAACCTGATCCACCTAAGTTTGATTGAACTTCTTCTAACACTAAACCACTAGAGTATTCAGATAAAGCGTCTGCACTTCTTAAATAAATGGTAGCGTCAGCTGGATTAGCATTATCAGGAATGTAATAAAAACCATTAGCATCTAATCTAACAGCTTCAGACAAATCATAACCACCTGTAACGTCTTCTACAGATTTAAAAGGAACCTGATAGTGTGTTGTTCCATCAGGTGCTGTAAGTGTATTAGTCGTAGGTGTGCTGTTACTGAATGATTGACTGCCTACTACTGCTGAACCACTGACACCATACTTGTTTGTATTAAACTCAGAAATAACAATTGAGCCTGTTCTTAGTTTTTTAGTTATTGAACGATACGATTGGACATAATCAAAGCCATACTTTAAAGCTACGTCCTGACCTACCCCACCTACAACTACAAAGTTAGCTTTCTTTAGAAACTTTAATGAAGTAGGCGCACCTAAGTCAAAGAAGTTTGTGTAGTACCTGAGTCTGTATGTAGCTGCGTTGTCTGTAAATCCAAAGTACTTACCTATGTAACCTTCTTTACCTACAAACAAATCACCTGTGTAGGTAACGTGTAATGCTGCAGGTTCAATACCATCCCAGATGGTTACCCGTGCTGCTCC